AGTTACTGCTAAAGTAGGTGTACCACCTGTTGTTACTACATCAACTGCTTCATTAAATCTTAGTCTTGCTGAAAGAGTAAAACCTGCTGATTTATCAGCCGCTGTTGTAATCCATTCAATTTCTGTAATATCAGCCGCACCCAATTTAACTGCTAAATTTCTCATAGCAACTAATACTTCCGGTTGTGCTGATGTGTTACCGTTACCTGATAATCTTGAACCTGCTTCTCTAACCCAGCCTTTTGAAGAAGCGCTAACTTCTAATTTTTCAGCTGTTGTTAAGTTTTTAGGTTTAGATTCGTCAGAGTCGGTTGCTCCCCATAAACTCATATCTTATCTCCTTTTATAAAAGTTAACTTGTTCGTTATATAACAGGACTATTTATAAGAGATGGTTACTTGAAACCTAGCTTTTTAAGCTCTGCGATAGTTTGAGAGGCTGTTTTGAATGTAATACCTGTGCCGCCTCTAGCACTAAATTCTTTGGTATTCTTTTCGTAATCATCAATTAGAATAGAACCAGGACTTGCAAAGTTCTTTTTTTGACTTCTCATTACTAGATTGATTTTGTTACTAGGTATACCAGTATTTCTCATAGCCCATTTTCTTTTGCCTGGTACACAATTAGGGTCATGTGCGTGTTCTACATAGGCACTTAATATATGAGGTTGATATTTCTTTACAAAGGCAAATAGTTTCTTGCCCTCGTTTAGCCATGGTCCGTCAGACCAAAACTTTTTGTTTGCAATGATTGGATCCCATCGCTCTTTTCTACCAAGGTTAGTCCATTGGTCAATCGTAAGACCAGTAGTCTTTTCAATGTTCTTCACAAAGTCGAAAAGGACGCCATCCATATCTAAATATATTCTTGGTAAGTTATTCATAGTGTTATCCTTCTTTATTATGTGTATATAATAACATATTCCTTACCATTTGGCAACAGCTTTTTTCGCTTTTTTTGAAGTTTTTTTTGATACCAGGTACTACTTTTCGTAGTCTACCTTAGGTTCTGTTTCAATTTTAGTCTTTTTACTACCAACCAAGGTCTTTCCTGTTTTTTCTTTATCTGATTCGTCATCAGAATCACCACTTTCCGGCTCAGTTGTAGAGGCGTCTTTATCTTGTGCCTTCATATACTTTGCTTTTTCTTTGATGGCTTCTAAATCGTCACCAGCTGTAGACCATAGAGTATTAACATCTTCTTTTAATTTCTCTATATCGAAACTTTCTTCCTCAGACTTCATTGCTTTTTCTAAATCTTTTGATTGTTGACCATGTGCTTTTACGGCCTTCTTCAATTGATTAGCAACATCTTTTACAGTAGGTTTATCTTTACTATCTAAGTCTTCGTTTTTCTCTTTTGCTTTGATTGCTTTTTGTAAAGCAGGTGGTAATTTTTCTTGGCCTTTAGTTAACTCATCAACTTTAGCCTCGTCTTTACCTTTATATTTTTTATCTAACTTGTTAAAAAAGTCTTTCTTTTCCATATCAGACATTGCGCCGATACCTTTGCCAGTCTTTTCTAATTCTTTTTTAAACATATCTTGGTAGGCATTGTCTTTAATATGCTTTTGCATTTCTTTAACGACTTCGCTCATGCTACCACTTTTACTTTCTAAATAACTCATCTTTATTCTCCTTTTACTTTGGCAGCTAAGTCTTTGTCTGCACCACCCCAGGTTCCTGAGGATTTTGTTACAAATGAATTTACTCTAGCGTATGCCCATTGGTGCTGACTAGCACCTGGTCTATGTCCACCTTTCCAAGCGGCCATACCTCTATCGAAAACTTTTTTTAATATTGAATAAGGCATTCCTGATTTGTCTGCTTTCTTTTTTAAAGCTGCAAGTGATTCAAACATCTCTTTTGATGGATGGTCCTCATTAATACCTAATTTTCTTTTTTCTTTATCAATTTCTTTTTGAGTATTCATCTCACCTTGTTTATCTTTTGCTTGTTTCATTCTGCCTAATTGAACAAGTAAGTCTGAATATCTTGTAAATTTACCTTCATCTAAAGATTCTGCTTTTACTTTTGCTTTATAAAAGTTTTGTAAGTCTGTACCATACTTGTTAAGGTCTGCACCCTTACCGTCAACTTTCATTACCATACCTGTTGCATTAATAGTAAAACCTTGTTTTGCCAAATCAGTAGAAGCTTTTGCCATATCAGCCATAGAATTAAAAGTAACTGTCATCTTTTTATATTCTTTGATTGTTCCTTCTTTTTTCATACCCATTAGTTTATCAGCAATCTCATGTCCTTTTTTGATTGTCTGTTTCTCTAATGGTGGCTCATCATTGTATTTCTTTTTAGCAGTTGACATACCAATTGCATATGCTTTATCTTTTGCCATTTCAGATAGTTCTTCATTAGTTCTTTTTAAAACCTTTTGAACATCTGGATGATTTGATAAACCTTTTGCAATCTTCTCAATTGCCTTAACAGCGCCTGAGTAGTTACCACCTTTGTATCTCTTATCGTTTGCAACACCATATGCCATTTTAATTTGTTGTGTAGTATATTCTACCATGTATTGTTCAAAATGTTCAGATTGTTGCTTACTCATTTTATCTTTTAAATGTTTGTATGCAATACCAACTTGTAGTAAAGGTTCGCCTGTTTCAGGATTTACTAACTTTTCAGTTTCCTTTTTAACAGTTTTTGCTTTTTCTGTTTCAGCTTTTTGTTTTAAAGCTGCAATCTCAGCGTCTTTCTTTTCAAGTTCAGTCTTTAACTTTTCTTTATCGTCTTCTTTAGGTTCTTCTTTTACAGACGGTTGCTTTTCTGCCTCGTCTTCTTTTTCTTCACCTAAAATAGCTTTAACATCTCTAACATTTAATTTTAATTCTTTTGCAATCTCGGCTGCTGACTTGCCAGCTTTTACCATTGCGTCAATCTCTGACATTCTACCTTCAGCAACTTCTTCAACTTTCATCATTGAAGCGGCCATATCACCTGTTGCCATTGATACTTCACCATTTGCTCTTTTATATAAGAAGTATCTTGCCATATTTGGTTTACCATCAGGATACATTGTTACTTTATCTGTGTTGTACTTAGCACTTCTACTTTTACTCTTTACAACAAATTTCATTTTAGATGTACCTGACATAGTTGAATTGTAAGTGATAGTCATTGTATCACCTCTTTTTAAACTGTCAAACTTTTTACTATCAATTGCACCCTCTGTAATTTCTAGGTAATCTTGTGTAGCTTCATCTAGTATTTCTACTTCTTCTAAATTTAATTTAACACCTGCTGGTCTAGGGATACCTTTTTGTATCATTTTTGTCATAGCCATAACAGATAAGAATGGTATATCTGCTTTGAATATATCTTTTAGACCACTATCTGGAATGTTTTTAAACATTTGTGATAGTTTGTTTGCATTTGCAACTGAAATCTTTTTACCTCTTAATACTTCGTACTCTTTTTTAAGTCTAGCAATCTGAGATGTACTAAAGTTTTCTTTTACTAATTCTTCGTTTTGATGACCAGGATTATGTGTTAGATAATCTGAAACTGAAGCAATGTAATCTTTTGCTTTTGTAATTTTAGATTGTACCCATGCTTCTAATTCATCTGTATCATCTGATTTAGTTGATAACATATTAGCAAGGTCATTTGCCTTTGATGAAATAGCTTTTAGTTCACCTTGTGCCATAGATATTTCGTGGTCTTCTTCGATTAACTTTGAAATCTGATTAATATTTGCGTGTTTAATTGCAAGTTGAGTTGGAATATCTAAATCTTTAATCATCTTCTTAATGGCAGGTGTGACATCTTTTGCTGTCTTCATTGCCCAAGTTTTTTTGATGTTATTGATTTGAGTATCGGTCATCTTTGATTTTAAATAATCACTAGGACCTGCCTCTTGTACTTCTTGTTTTGGGTTTCTTACTTGTTCCAGCAAGTCACTCATTCTTTGTCTGTATGCCATTAGTTGTTTACCTTTGCTCCTGCTCTCCATTGGTAGCACGACCAATATCTAGCTTTAGTTTTAGGACCTGGATTGTCGCAATTGTGCCTTGCTCTAAACGACTTTCTTCTTGCTGGGTCATCTCTTTTAATACTTAAACCTGTTGTGTCACCAAATGAAACCTTTATAACATTACCTTTTTCATTCTTTACATAGACATAAAATTTCTTTGAACCACCTCTAATAGGGTCATTCAATTTAACTTTCTTGCCTTGATATTCTGATTCATATATACCCTCAGCTTCATGCTCGAATATACATTCTTCACAAGATTCATCAATATTTTCGTACTCGTTAAAAGTTTTCATTATAGTTTCTCTATCATTTTAGCAACAACTTCTTTTAGTTTTTGTTGCCATTCTTCTTTGTATCTTTCTCTATATTTATAAACGGTTTCATCTGAAGCTTCCCATTCTTTAATATCTTTTATATCAGGACTAGATGTTTTGTCTATAAAACCTTTGACTTTCTTTACTTCTACGCTCTGACCAGGTGTAACTCTCTTAGTATGGTCAGCATAATCTTTACCTATTTCATATGAATCTGATATAAAACCTTCTACTTTTCTTGCGTCTTCAACACTCATACTCTCTGGAACACAGTTTGGCACTTGTTTACCACCTTTGTTCTTCATACCAACTTGTTTATAACCTGTCCAACAAGCGTCTTGTAAGTCTTTCTTCATCTCACCAAACATCTTTTTATACTTCTTAGTATGAATACTTGGTTTTGTTTTTGCGTCTTTGTCGCCTGGGGCTTCTTTGTTATCATTATTCTTTTTAAAGAAGTCAGCTCTCTTACTCTTTGTATCTTTTGATAGGTTTTTGTAATACTTCTTAGGCTGTGTGCCATCTTTTTTCTTAACATCTCTATCTTGTGGTTGAGCGTCTAAATCTTCTTTAATTTCTGATACTGCTTCGAAGCCGTAATCGACATCTAAATCATGTTCTCTCACTTCTACCTCTCTATCAGCTGCGATTGGGATACAATCCCAAATCCATGCTTTGTGTAAATTGTTTTTGTTATCTTCTAGTACGACATAGTTTGTACTTCTTCGTACCACCTTACCTTTAACATCTTCTTTGATATAATCAACTTCATCATTAATATTAAATATCATTTCTCTTATGTAAAGGTCTCTTATTTGTTGTTGTTCAAATTCTTCCATACTTGCAATCGGTCTTACTACTGGCATATGTAAATAATTAGCGGCCAAGTTCATACCTTTTCGGACATCTTTGAAAATCTTTTCTGCGTCAGCGTTTCTTGGTAAACCTTTTTTGAAACTTGCTAGGTCACCTTTGGCAGCTGCAGCCCTCATTTTACTTGCACTCATACCTGTTGCTCCCTCGGCGTCAGGATCCCTTTCGCCGGCAGAAACAACTTTAATGTTGTCAAAGTTATAATATCCATGTCTGGATTTTACATCATTATATTTCTTAATGATGGTTTCAAATTCTCTTACTCTATCACTACCTACAACCATGTTAACATCTGTATAACCTTGATTGTATAATTTAGTACATATATCTAAAATCATATTAGTTGTATTGATTTCAATATTTCTTGCGTGACTTGGAAATATCTTTTTCATTACATCTAGTTTAGTTCTAGGAGATAGTGGATTCTTTTTAGGGTCTTCACTTCTACTTAAATAAATTTTGTAATCGTTTGCTGGCACAGATTTAACTTTGTTTATAAGTTTCTCATGTCCAATAGTTGGTGGATTAAATCTACCAAATGTAAATGCAACTGACTTACCTTTTGCTTCTTTTAAACTATCTATTTCTGCGTCTGTTACTTTACCATCATCTAAAATCTTTTTACATTTTTTGTAGAAAGTTAAATAGTGGTATTTCTCTAACATCTTATAGATAACATTTTTAGGTAATCTATTCTTAATACCAAACTTTTGTATTTGGTCTGGTGTCATATCTTTATCAAATGCAGCTCTTCTATCTGCGTCAACACCGTCACCAATTTTTACAATATCATTGATACTGTCTTCTATTTCTTCTAACTTTGTATTAATTCTATCTTGTAGATTTAAAATATCATCTGGATTTAATTCTGTTAGTTCATCATAATCAATAATATCTCTTTTTAAATTACCTTTAATTACATCCAACTCTTGTACTTTTTTCTCAAAGTCTTTGATGTATAAACCTGTGTCAAAACTAAAGTCTTCTGGTCTTTTTACAAACTTATCTGTTTCGATATCAAACACAGCGTCAGCCTTTTTGTTTTGGTCTTCGTATGTTTCTTTATCTGTAATAAAATAAAAGTTGATAGGGTGCTCAGAACCAGGTATCAATTTACCTTGGACATTACCGGCAGTCTTAGCAGACAAATACTTTTTGGACAGTCTTAATCGTTCTAGTTCTTGTTTGTCCCCAGGTACATCAAATAAAATATTGATGTCCAAGTCTGCGTCATTTCTATATCGTTTCGTAAGTATAGAACCTATCAAAGAAGTTTTTAAAATTGGGTACTCTGACTCAAACTCTTTTAACTGAGCCTGAATCTGAGCCTTTACACTAGCCTTAATCTTCGGATTTTTTGTGTCAGCGTCATCAAATACCTTAGGCGCATAAGTCCTTCTAGGTATATCAATAATGCTTTCGTTTATAAAATCTTTAAATCTCATCTTCTTTTTAATTTTCTCTCTGTTGCCATCCACCTTTTTGCTGTGTATGACTTAACTTTGTTTGTAAGTAATCTTCTAACTACTTTAGAACATTTGTTCATAGTAACTGTTGTTAGTTCTCTATCACTCTGGTTGTTGTCAACAATAATCATATTAGACATACCAAATAAATTTTGAAACTTACCTATATTACTTTGTACAGCTGTCCATGATTTTCTTGTAACATATTCTGGTACACTTCTTTCTCTTTGTGCATTTCTTTCCAATGCAACTTCTAAACTTGTATTCACAAAAACCATATAACAATCATAACCTAAAGATTTTAAATGACCAACTTGTTGATTAATCTTATCGTAATCTCTACCAGTACCATCAACAATCATACCCAATCTACCTTTGATAGACATATCTAACATTGTACCTGTCATTCCTTTTGCTCTTGCTCTTAATATATCTCTAGCCTCTGCCTCATCTTCAGGCATTTTTAAAGATAAATTATTCTTTTTTAAGGCACTTTCAAATGCTTGGTCTGAGTTAATCATTCTTAAACCCATTCCACCAAATGCACTTCTAGTTACAAATGTTTTACCTGAACCAGGACCACCTGCAAGAAAGAATGCCTTAAATATATTAGGGTCGTATAATCCTTCTTCTAAGTATCTAATTTGGTCGTATGTTTTCATGTTACTTTCTTTACTATTTCTTTTGCAATAGCTTCAGGTGTATTACCCTCTGCTTTAATATTTATTATTTCATTCTTGTAGTATGTCAATAAAGGTCTTGTTTCTTTTTCGTATGTTGCCAATCTTTTTTTAATAATCTCTGGTGTGTCATCTTCTCTACCTCTGGCAGTTAATCTCTTAATAATTTCTTCTTCGGACACCACAAGGTTTACAACATGGTCATATTCAATACCTTGTTCTTCCATCATCTCAGCTTGTTCAACACTTCTAGGAAAACCATCAAAGATATAACCTTTTTGTGCGTCTGGTTTTTCTAATCTTTGTTTAACAATTTTAATTGTCAATGGTGTTGGTGCAAACTTACCTTGGTCTAATAATTTTTTAACAATTCTACCATCTTCGGTGTTTTGTTTTGAGATTGCTCTTAACATTTCACCTGTGTAGATATGTGGAATGCCTAACTCTTTAGTAATAATTTCTGAATAGGTAGATTTACCTGAGCCTGGTCCACCAATCATAATGATTTTAGGTCCGTTGATTGCCTCAAAAAAGTATTGTTTAAATCCTTCTATTCTCTGATACATCACTTACCTTTTCCGCTTAAATATTTTGGTGGTTGTGTTCTACTTCTCCAGTAGCCTGTACCTTTTTCTCTATTACACCATCTTTTTTGCCATGCAAAACCACCTAGTTTAACACCAATGTGTTCTAATGTACTGTAATACCAATCAAGTAATCTAATCATTATCCTTTTACCCAATCTTTAGCTATTGTAAAGTTTGCTCTGCTAAATTCTAATCTATCTACAAGTTTAATTGCACCAGCAACTCTGTCAACTGCAACAAAACCCTCAGGCGCTGTTACTTTGTAACCAGTTGGTGTTCGTAAGAAATGACCAATACTTTGTACTTGATTTAATTTTAATATTAAAAAGTTCTTTGCATTACCTAAACTGATATGACTTGCAATTGCAAAGTATAATGCTTGTTTATTTCTATCAATAAAAAGTAAACCATCTTTCTGTGCTTTGATATACTTTTCTTTACCTTTATCTGTTTTCTTTGAATCTATTTCTGATTGTAAATAGTTTTCGTAATAATCTCTAAATGACTTTTGCATTACTGCAACTTTGTCCATGCCTTGTTTTGAGTTTCTAATATAAGAATTGAAGTATGTTTTTAATCTGTAACCAACAGATAGTTGGTCACTCATAGATGATTTAGATATTTCATCTAACATAGGTTTTGCTTTATTCAATGACCCTTGAGCCATTCTTATTAATCCGTCAAATCTACTTAACTCTGATTTATTAAATGTTGCTGAACCAGATGTGTCTGTAAAAGCTGCTGACGCTAAAAATACGGAAGCAGGACCTTGACCTTTGATACTACCGAAACCGGCAGTTAAAGATGACATTGTTTTACCTGAATACTTTGTATGAAACACAATACCTAATTTTGCTCTGGCTATTCTTTTTGCAATATCACTACCTGCTGGTACAGCATAAGTGATTGTATTAGGTGTAAAGGTAATCATTTTTTCACCGTCAATAGCAACGGCCTTTAAATCACCTCTTGTGAAAAGTAAATCTCCTTGGTAAATACCATCTAACCCCAATTTCGGTAGTTCTCTCAAACACACTTGTAGTTTGTTAGCGAGTTCACCACCATGATTTCGTCTTATATCAGTTGGTGTATAGTTGATTTTAGGAGTTTTGTTGAATACTGACTTTGTTCCTACAAAGAATTTACCATTTTCTGGATTAGTACCACAGAATACGGCTGGTGCACCGTCCCATTTTACAGACATATTTAACTTACCACCAATATTGCCGGCAAGCATATTTCGTACTGAATTTAGGAAGTTGATTGCATTTACACCACCTTGTGAACCACGATTAATTATATCGTCTTCTAAGTGTTCGAGGTGTGTGTTCTTTTCCTGTGTGAAAAAGCCTTTAAAACTAAACATTTGTTCTCCAATTTATCCATTTATATAATATTCAAATACCCATTAACAAATCATACAATACTATTTATACGATTTAATACTGGTATTATAACATATTCCGCTGGTCATGGCAAGCACTTTTTTAATATAATTTGCCAAAAGGTGCAAATTGAGCGCCTTTTTTCTCTGCCAGGTACAACATATTAGTCAATAATTCATTTCTTTCACTCATTCTTATCTGCATAATATAATATACAAAATCTAACTGCTGTAATTTAGATGTTGATACACCATTATTCTGGTCAGCTGATTTAAATGACTTGGTCATACTCTCAATAAACTGTGTATTTGTAATACCAGTATCCACATCACCGTTGATTGCTTTGAATCTATCTGCATATATCTTTTGTACATCTTTAAACTCACCAGCGGTTTGTGGGTATAATCGCCAGTTGTTTTTAAAATTGGTAATCTTATATTCTGGTAACAATCGTGCTAACATATCTAGTGGTACTTTACCTAGTCTGGCTGAAGTAGCACCTATCTTTGTTGGTTCAAACTTTAAGTTATTAAAACCTTTTGAGTTTTGTCTTAACTGAAACTTAGCACCTGATTGACCAGCCATAACTGTAATTACCGTATCAGAGGTACCTAATGTGCCATCATTTTTATTTGTAAAATCCATTCTGACACTTTTTAATTTAAGTTTTTCAGATTGAGGTATGTTAGAAACTGTATTTACATTTTCCCATTTAGCAGTCTTACCTGAAACAGCTTTGAGTGATACACCTACAAGTGTTTTGTTTTTATACATCACTCTCATAGTATCATTTAATCTACTGACACTAGGATTAGAACCACTTACACTTTCTAATAATTTTTTTCTAACTTTTGTTTCATCTTTAATTAACCAAATGTCAGCAGGATTCCATGCGTCTTTTTTACTGATACCAAATTTAGTTCTAATTAAAGTTGAGATGAAGTCCATAAAACCACCATCTCTATTGATTTCTGTAAAACCAGAACCTGCATATAAAGATTTCATCTTAACACCTTGTGCGTGTAGACCTTGTAACCAAACATCATTGATTTCAGGATATACTTTCATTAATCTATCAAAGAATGGTTTATCTTTGGCAATCATTTGAGGTGTAGCGTATGATTTGTTTTCTTGTAAAACTCTTTTCACCATTTCTAGTGAAGCTCGTTCTTGTTTGGCGGTTGTTTGTCCGTCTGAGGCACTAACTGAAACTTTACCTGTTTCTAAAAATCTTAATGTACCAACACCAAAGTCAACATCAGCAGACTTCTTACCACCTCTGCTAACTTCTTTTGCTTTATCTTTATTTAATAAAGGTTTGATTGCCACGAAATTGGCAGTAGATACTTTTACAGTATGTATTTTTGAGGAAGAAACAGGAGTGTCGTCACAGAAAAAGGCACCCTCTTGCATTTTAGTGAAGTAGGGTTTCGACATATTATATAATGTCGCTTTTAAGTGTTTTTGTACGCCTAATCTGGTCGCTATATTGAATGCCATACCACTATTTATACAGTAGTATGGTAATAAAGTCAAGCCTTTAATTCACCTTTTAGACATAAGAAGTCTGGAATGCCACCGTTGACCAACCAAACCTTATTCTTATTTTGAAATTTTACCCACTTTGAGGCGTCTTCTTCAAAAAAATATTCTGATATAATTCTCTTTGATGGATGTTCGATAGTATGCCATACTATTTTCTTACCTTTTTTAACCATCTTTTTTGTGTAGTACAAGTCTTTCTCCTTCAAATTAGCACCACCAGGCTTTTTGTCACCTTTGTGAAATCTTACTTTTTGTTTTTTAGGCATTGTCTCCTTGCACAAAATTCATATCGAATGATATAATTCTTTTCTTACCTTTTTTGGCATTATGAGGAGGACTAAAGTGTTGTACAAATTGAGGTACAACAACAATTTGACCCTCTGATACAGGTAAAGGATAATAAATTGTAGTATCTGTTTCTATGTTATTCCATGGTTGAATATAATTTGTTACAGAGCTTCCATTAGGTAAATCTAAGTATAAAATACCTGCTAGACCTAAAGAACCATGATTGTGTGGAGAATGATAATCTCCTTTATTATATGTAACAGACCATATATCTTCAATAGAACAAGATTTTTTTATCTGTTGTGATATCATTTCAAATTCTTCACCTAAGATTTGTATAAATCCATCTACTAAACCTTGCCTATCAGTTTGCCTATTTGTGGTAAAAGTTTGTATACCTGTTCTTTCTTCAGGATAAGATTTTAAAAGATTTACTAACTTCTTTTTCTTTTCATTTTTAAAGTTTAATACTGGTACTCTATAGTAAGGGATATTAAACAAGTTTCCACCTAACATTATTTTTTCTCCGTTATTTCTATAACTTTGTCGTAACTTTCTTGGACTGTCCAAGTATTTTCTTTTGACCAAATGGTTGTATGTTTACCTTCATCTGCTTTCAATACATCTTCAAAGAAACAAGCAATTCTATCCATGTCAATGGCGATTTTCTTGCCTTCATAAGGCGCTGAAGCATTGGTAAATGTTTTAAAGTTTGCCATTATATACTCCTATATTTTAAAATCTGAAAACTTGCTGTATGCGTCCTCTGGCTTAGGATAGTTTTCATTCTGTTTGGTTTGATTAGCGTCAACAATATTCTGAGCATTATTTTCTACATCATATAATCTCATTTTAGCTCTGTCAACACCTACGATAAATGCCCTATTCATACTAGGGTCATTGTAACGATTCTTTAACTGTTTAACTTTCATTTGACCTAACGCTTCTAATTCTTCATTAGACATTAAAGCAAACATAAAGTCAGCAGTTGCCGGTAAACCAAAACTTTCAGATGTATCTTCCAAACCAATATCAGTTGATACAAAACCAGTTCTGGTTGTTTGCGTAGCACTAAAGATAGGCATATCATATTCGACAGCCAGACCTCTTAGTTCTTCAGCAATTGCTTTTACATAGAAGTAAGATGATATATTACCACCTTTAAATCTTGCACTAGCACATATATTTAAATAATCAATAAACACTACATCAGGTTTAAAAGACTTCTTTAAAGATAATTCATTTATCAATGCTCTAAAGTGACCACTATGAGCAGAGGCTGTGGGATATTCTTTGATAATTAATTGACCTTTTGTTTTTGCATTTAACTTATCAACTTTTGTATCATACAATTCTTTAGGCATATCTCTAATATCATCCATAGAAATATCAAATAAGTTTGCGTCAATTCTTTCAGCAATTCTTTCTTCAGCCATTTCTAAAGTAATATACAATACATTCTTACCTTGTGTCAAAAAACTAGAAGCTACATGACACATAAACAAGGACTTACCAACACCTGTACCTGCAAGAGCAATGTTAAGTGTTTTACTTGGTACACCACCCTTTGTAATTCTATTAAAGTAATCTAAATCAAATTTAAATCTTTTCTCTTTTGTGTGGTACCAATCAAATCTTTTTTCTGCGTCTTGTAAATAATCGTGACCAATATGATTGTCAAAACTAACTGCCAAGGCGTCTGATAAAATACCAGGTATTGCCTCAGGCGTTCTCTTTTGGTCTTTGTTGTCTAAGATTTTAATACCAGATAATACGGCATTGTGTACAGCTCTGTCTTTACACCACTTCTCAGTTGAATCTAACAACCATTGTAAATCAGCTTTGTCATCATTAGTACCTGCAACTAACAGTTTTAAATTTTTAAGTTGTTCTTCATTTAAATCTTTTCTGCCATTTAGTTCGATTAAAATAGTATCTTTTGTAGGTAAGTTTTTATAGTTCTCTACAAACTTTTCAATCTCACCAAATAATATTGCTTCATCATTATTTGTAAAGTAATCAGATTCAATAAAAGGCATAGCCTTTCTAGTAAAGTCTTCGTTGTGAAACAGATTACTTAATATTGTAGTTTCTATTCTATCACTTAATGATTGCTGTACCATCTGTTAGTTGTTTCTCCATCAGTTCAATTAATATGTCGCCAATATGGTCGACAAATTCTTTTTCATCTCCTAATTCTTTTTTATTAGGATTTCTTATTATATCATAATCAAATATCATTGGCAAGGTTCCATTGGGATTCTCGTCTTTGCCGAAACCAACATTACCGTATTTAAAAATAATACCATCATACTTTTCAGATAATAACTTTATGCAAGTGAAGTCATCACCTTCTTTTTGTACAAAGGTATAGTTTTTATTCTTCGTCTTCGCCGTATGTGAATTTTCTTTTTGTGTGTTCATCAATCTTATCTAATACCTCTTTTGTAAAATACTTATCAGCGTTTTCATTAATACTCTTACCAAATACTTTTGTACCATCAGGCATTTCGTATCTTGTAGATACTTTCTTAAATACACCAGCTTCTTCGCCTAATTCTAATAGGCCGTAATGTCTATCTAGTCCTGTTTTGTATGTTAACTTAACATCAATCATTGCATTTTCTTTTGTCAGCCTTGACTTGTAATTTTTACAATGAATAATATTACCAATAACTTCGGTACCGTCTTTGTCTTTTCTTTTACTTAGATATATAATTGATGAAGCGGCGTACTTCAAACCTGAACCACCACCCATTTCTTTTTGTGGGAAC